ATCAATATTAAGCATGTTGATGATTCAAATAATGTTTCTAGTGTGATAAAAGTACCCCTTGCATATGGCCCAATTCAAAAGTTTTTGGCGAGATTAGAACAGTCTCAAGATTTAAATCGACCTGTTCAAATGTCTTTGCCAAGAATGTCATTTGAATTTGTTGGATTATCTTACGATACTTCTAGAAAGGTTTCAAGTACTCAAACTTTTTTGTCGGGACTATCCTCAGACAAAACAAGTCCAAGAAGTGTTTTTATGCCAGTTCCATACACAATGCAATTTGAACTTAGCGTAATGACTAAGTTAAATGATGATATGCTTCAAATTATAGAACAAATATTACCATATTTTCAACCGGGATACAATATAACTATAGATCTTTTAGATACATTAGGAGAGAAAAGAGACATTCCAATTATACTGGAAGGTCTTACAATGACTGATGATTATGAAGGAAATTATGATACGAGGAGAGCATTAATATACACACTTAGATTTTCTGCTAAAACTTATCTGTTTGGTCCAATTAAAGATGTTTCCAAAGATATTGTGGAAAGAGTTTCCGTTGGATATGTCGCTGGAGATAAAACAAACACTCCTACAAGAGAAATTACATATTCCGTTACACCAACAGCAACAAAAAGTTATACAAATAATGTAGTTACAAATTTATCTAAAGATATAACATCAATTGAAACAATACTTGAAGTAGAGAACTCAGCAGATATCTCTAAAAATAGTGTAATTGTTATTGGGGAAGAAAATTTTAGAGTTGCATCAAAATCTGGAAACAAACTTACTGTTGAAAGGGGATACCAAAATACAAATTCATCAAATCATGTATCCGGATCTGAAATTAAATTAATAACATCTGCAGATTCTGATTTGATAGAATTTGGTGATGATTTTGGATTTGATGGTAACTTCTAAATTAATATGGTTATGAGTAGTAAATTCGACGATTTAAACGAAACATTTAATGTCTCTAGCGAAATTGTTTCCGGGGAAATTAAAGAAGTTAAAGATATTGAAAATGAGGTTAAAGAACTTTCCCCAAACATCAATCATATAAAAAAAGATTATGAATACACTAGAAGCAATTTGTATTCGATAATTGAGAAAGGTCAAGAAGCAATTAATGGGATATTGGAATTGGCACAAGAAAGTGAAATGCCTAGAGCTTATGAAGTTGCAGGACAGTTAATAAAAAATGTTTCAGATGCAACTGATAAACTTATGGATCTGCAGAAGAAACTTAAAGATGTAGAAGAAGTGAAGCAAAAAGGACCTACAAATGTAACCAATGCTCTGTTTGTTGGGTCAACTGCAGAATTGGCTAAACTCATTAAGAAGCAATCCAATAATGAAGACCTTTAAGCAGTTTCAAGAAGAGTGGAGTAATAAATATAAAAAGAGTATTGATTGCTCAAATCCAAAAGGATTCTCTCAAAAAGCGCACTGTGCTGGAAGAAAGAAGAGAGCAAAGGGTGAAAACACTAAATCAAGTCCGATAAAATGAACGAAGATCTTCGCAAATGGTTTGGTAAAGGTAAAAAAGGTGGTGTTGGTGGCGGTGGATGGGATCGTTACAACACTAAAGGTGAAAGAATTGGCAAATGTGCTCGCGAACCTGGAGAACCAAAACCGAAGTGTCTTTCTAAAGAAAAAGCAGCAAAAATGTCCAAAGATGAAATTGCTGCAGCAGTAAAAAGAAAAAGAAAAAAAGATCCAGTTGCAGATCGTCCAGGAAAAGGAGGAACACCAATTATGACTTCTAACAAAATTGATGAAGGACTTTTTGGTGGAAAAAAAGTTAAACCCGGAACCACTAATGTAACTTATGATGGAATGACTCAAGGTGAAATTAGGGCACAAAATAGACAAAAAAAAGCAAATATAAAAACAAAATCTGATATAAACAAAGGAACTTATGATGATCCTTGGTTGAAAAGTGCTCCTCATGATGAAAAAAAGCAACACTATCGCCAATTAAGAGGAGAAGAAATGAAAATGTCTGAAGAAAAAAAGCAACCAGATCATGAACACTCAATGATTCGCTCTGAACTTGAGACGATTAGAAAAGCAGTAGATCGTCTTAAGTCAAAGATGAAAGGTGAGGGAAATGTAGAAGCATGGGTTCAATCAAAAATTACAAAAGCAGCAGATTATATCGATTCTGCTGCGGATTATATTGATAGTGGTGAACATAATGTTCATGGATCTATGGATGAATCAAAAGACGATCCGTGTTGGAGTGGATATAAACAGGTTGGAATGAAGAAGAAAGGAAATAAAATGGTCCCCAACTGTGTAAAGGAGCAATCGCCATTAGTTAAAAAAATTCTTGAACAACTTGAAGGAGAAAGAGAACTTCAAGCACTTGAGGAAAAGAATGTACCAACAAATCCTTCATTATGGTCAAAAATGAAGGCAAAAGCAAAAGCAAAGTTTGATGTCTATCCATCAGCTTATGCAAATGGTTGGGCTGCCAAAGAGTATAAAAAGGCGGGTGGAAAATGGAAATCAGTAAGCGAAGAGATTGAAATTCAAGATGCATATGGAGAAACATTTGCAGTAATTGATGATGTAATCAAAGCAGATCCAATTGTTTGCGGAAGATGTGGGCAAAATCCTTGTATTTGCGATCAACTTATGGATTATAATGAAGTTAACGAAGCAGTTCGTCTTCCTTCAAAAACAGGAAATATTCTTCTTGTGACTCTTAATTGGAGAGGAAAGTATTATGCGATGAAGATGTTCTTCCCACAGGTTTCTATGCCAACTAGAAAGGATGTTCAGGATCAAATCGATAAGGTATATCCTGGAGCAAGAGTTTTAGCATATAATATTTCAGATATCAAACCAGGTGAGCAGTTTTTGCAGACTGAAGATTGGCAAAAAGTGAATCGTAAGGATAAAACGGATGGATTGAGTCAAAAGGCAGTTGATGCATATCGTCGTGAAAATCCTGGGTCAAAACTTCAAACTGCAGTGACTGAAAAAAATCCAAAAGGAAAAAGAGCAGATCGTCGTAAATCATTTTGCCGGCGTATGAAAGGAATGAAAAAGAGATTGACTTCAGCGGAAACTGCAAGAGATCCAGATTCGAGAATTAATAAAGCACTTCGTCGTTGGAACTGCAACTAAAATGAAAAGTTTTAAACAATTTTTATCGGAGTCAGTAAATATCTCTGGAGATTTCAACGGAAATCTTTACATCAATAGTTCAGAACCAGAAGTTGCTAGAGAATCATTCTTTGCTGATGTTGTCTGGGAAGGGAAAATCTATAGGATGGAAGTTGAGGGAAGTATGATGAATAAAAATGAACTTGCGGAACATTTGCAAGGAGAATATCCTGGAGCAATTGTTCATAACATTTATCCATCTTCTCCACAAACATCAAAAATCAAAAATGTACAAAGATATCAACCAGAAAGATTAACTTGGGGTGACTAATTTATGGCACAGTGGAATAAAAATGAACAAGATTATTTAAATCAAGAAAGAACACTTTTTGAAGTGTTTATGAGAGCAGATAGATTTGGAAATATCTGCGATTGTGATTCTTCATCATCTTCATCTGGAGTTTCTGGTTCTGGGAATTTTACTACAGATTTATTTGGTAGATTAAAAGTATCAAATCCAGTAACACTATTTGATTCATCACACATATATTCTCAAGATGGTGATTTTGATGATGTTGTAGTTGGTTCTGGTTCTACTGTCGGATTCATCACTGCACAAAGTTCTGCAACTTTAGGTATTGAAACTACTGCTGGATGTAGATTAGTTCGTCAGAGTAAAAGAGCATTTTCATATCAACCAGGAAAATCTCTTCAAGTATTACAAACTTTTGTTTTTAATGAACCAAAGGAAAATCTAACTCAAAGAGTTGGTTATGGTTCGTCTGAAAATGGTATATTCTTAGAACAAGTTGATTCTCAAGTTAATATCATTAAAAGAACATCAGTATCTGGAATTTTATCCACAGTTACTATTCCACAATCAGAGTGGAATGTTGATAGATTAGATGGAACAGGAATTAGTACGGATAATCCAAGTGGTGTTTCCTTAGATTTAACAAAGGCACAAATTCTTTTCTCTGAGTATGAATGGTTGGGAGTCGGTTCTGTAAGAGTTGGATTTGCAATTGATGGAAACTTTATCACAGCACATCAATTCAATCATGCAAATCTCATTGATAGTGTTTATATGAGAACGGCAACACTTCCAATTCGTTATGAAATTGAAAATACTGGAATTACAACTTCATCTTCACTAATGAAACAGATTTGTGCTAGTGTTATGTCTAACGGTGGTTATGAGAGAAAAAGAGCAGAAAATATTGCAAGAAGAACTGCGGGCACAGAGGTTGGAACATCTTTTGAACCTTTAGTTTCTATAAGATTAAAACAAGGCAGAGAATTTGCAGTTGTAATTCCACAGCAGATTCTTGCATTTCCATTAGATAATAATGCTTCTTATGAAATTGCACTTATCAAAAATGGAACTTTAACTGGTGCTGCATTCACAGATATTCCAAATTCAGAATCAGAGAATGTAGAATATGATATTACAGCATCCACTATGACTGGTGGAAATATTGTTAATTTAAGATATGTATATGGTTCAAATCAAGCAGGTGGAATCATTACTGTAGAGCAAAGATATAACTGGGACTTGCAGCACCAGTTAAAGTTCCATTTTTGATAAGTGCAATTTCATAAGAAGCATTAT